TAACTCTGGTAGTTCGTTACCATAGTCATCTTCTTTAATGACATCTTCTTTACGTTTTACAATATCCTTCTTTACCTTGTCAAAATCATCTTCATTAGGATGTCCAGCAAAGATAGCGTTCCATGCCTGCTCCATTTGCTCGTCAGTTATTTCTTGTGGTCTACGTCCGCTTCCTTTACCCATTATTGTACCTCCGTAAATTTAGGTTTCTGAACTCCTACGAATCCGCAGGACTGTTTATCTGTTGGCTCAAAGTCAAATGATGAATCACTGTTATGTCCTATTGGCATATAAAGGTATTCTTCTAATTGACACATCATAATTTTAGCACCTTGTGTTGCACAGTTCATATTGTAATAATCTAAAGCATGGTCGCAGTTGACAAAGTTAGATACATAGACTAAATCATTATATGAATCTGTGTAAGATACTGCCATTACAAAATTGCCTACCCCTACCTTACTACCTTTTTCTTCTGCTATTATTGCTGAAGCAAACACACCATAAAGAGCTATTAGTAATGCTACTACTACAAGCTGTATTATGAATGTATTAGATAGTTTTTTCCACTGCCTAAACCTTTTAAGCTTCCTTGCTTTTGCTGCCTTTTGTTTTATCTTCCATATCTTTATTCTTTCTTGCTCCCTTTTATAATTCATGAAAGCCTTATTCTTGTAACCTAAATAGCTCATTTTATGTCCTCCAATTCTATTAAAAGTTTAACAGTGTGTATTGCCTTGTATAAGTCTTCTACACCTCCCTTATCTTTATATCTAGTAATATACTTAATTGCATTACCTTGTAAGTAAGATAGCTTGTTACGTTCTGAATACACCGCTGGTTGTATTTCTAACTTACTATAATGGTCTCCACCCACCTGATCTTTAAGTGGATTCTTTACTTCAAAATCAATCGATGTCAAAATTTAATTCCTCCTTCATTCGTTCATGTAATTCACGTTGAGTTCCATACCTTTCTTCCCACATCTTTTTACCTATAGTATGAATACCCATACGCCCTTGATGATGGTAATGACAAAGAGGTATCATCTCTTCATCTTTCATGCCTAGTCCAGTCTTATCTCTAATATGATGAATGTTACAAGGAGGTAAATCATCTACCCCCTCATACCACCTACATACCACACAACCAAACTCTACCATCTTTTGCATTTTAAGTTTGTTTGCTTTCTTCATTATACTATCTTACCTATCCATTTACCATCTTTAATAACCATAGGATGTATTCTAGGTTGTCCATCTACAATCACAATGGATGACATAATGAATCTGTCTTTAAAGTTTTTAGCATAACTAAAGGCCATTGAATCTTGGTTAGTTAAGCATCCTGTTTGTGCGCCCCATACTAATTTATCAGGATTGCTAAAGTATTGAATACTAGCTTTACTATGGTAATGTCCCTGAACTGTGTGCATACCATACTTCTGAGCCACACTTAATACATTAGCTGACATACCATGAGTAAAGAAACACCTAGAACCATCATTAAGAGTAATGGTTAAGTCTTGCACCCACTTCCAACCCTTACCTACACCTAAGAACTCGTTGTAGTGTTTAAGATAAGCCTTTGGTAAACCATACTTTAATGCTCGTCTATATACTAACGATGAATGATTAGAATCAACTAACGTCATATCAGGAAATATCTTTTCTAATTCCTTAACGTGAACCTTAGACATTTTTAACTCATCTCCAGCACTAGGTAAGTCTGGATCATTATCGTGCATACTAATTGCGTGTTGATCTAACTCATCACCTATATTTACTACTAGGTCAAAACCTTTGTACTTTTTCTTTAACGCTCTAAGAAATGCCATAGAGTCTTTGTGATGATACGGAATGTGCATATCACCTATTACCATAACTTTTTTATACTGCATAGTTTTCCTCCTTATAGTTGTTTATACGTTCTCCTATCCATCTCATTACAGGTACTGCCATACTATTACCCATAGCTTTATACCTATGCCCATCAGGACAATTCTCTTTAATGTTAGTGTAGTTGTCAGGAAATCCTTGCAACCTTTCACACTCAACAGGCGTTAACTTTCTTACTGCCATTTGATTTGAAACTGCTACTTGATTATCTCCCATGTTAGCTCTTATGGTAGGAGACTTTTCTTCAGTAAACCTAGATGGATTACCCTCCCTCTTTGCAATACCTGGTTCAAACCCATGTGCTATGCCATGAACTCCTGTAGCATTTAATGTGTACATAGGTGTTTTTTCAGTGTACCCATCTCCATTACCTCCGTTAAGAGGCTGTCTTCCTATAGTGTTTTCAGCTAATGCAAAAGGTTCGTTTATTACAGGGACATGACCTCCACCACTTCCCATAGCATTAGTTAATGTGGGTGATTCATTTTCAGAAACTGCAGCGTTTGGATGCTGACCTCCTAACACAAATGGAATATTACCGCCACCTGCACCCCATGTTGATGTTACTGTTTGACAAGTTTCACCCATTTCTTTAACACGACTATCAGATGGATTGTTCTCAAAGACTTCAACAATAGCTTTACTGGCTAAACTATCAGAGTTTAATCCTTTATAATCCCTAGCTAACAAAGCATCTGTTTTCTCTGGTATCATGTTAAAACCATCAGCTCTTGAATAGTCATTGCTTGTTGTCTCTAAACAGTGAGCTATTGTAGGGATCATTTTCGATGAAGTTTTGTTTAGTCCATCTGTTCCCATGTCTTTGTGGTCTCTTGCTGCGAGTGGGCCACTTGTATCAATGCCAAGCGAAGAGTCTCTGGGAGTGTCTTTCCTCTTTTTTCTGCTCTCCTCAATATGCCTTGACAAGCTTTCTGGCTCAAATAATACTTCTGCGGTAGGACTCCAGTCTCCAAGATGTCCGACAACAAAGACTCTTCTCCTTCGCTGTGGGACTCCGAAGTTCTGAGCGTCAAGCACCCTGTATGATGCACCATACCCGAGTTCAGCCACCGCCCCGAGGAATGAGCCAAAGTCTCGTCCTTTGTTACTACTGAGGACACCTGGCACGTTTTCCCAAACGAACCACTTGGGTCTAAACTTATCAAGAATTGCACAAAATGTGAGGGCAAGATTCCCTCTTGGGTCTTCCATTCCTTTTCTGAGTCCAGCGACTGAGAATGATTGACATGGTGTTCCCCCAACGACAAGGTCAACTGATCTTTTTCCAAAATTCCACTCCTTATAGTTATTCATATCCCCTAAGTTAGGCACATTGGGATAATGGTGCTGTAATACTTCTGATGGAAACTTCTCTATCTCACTAAAACCTAGAGGATTCCACCCTAATCCTTTCCATGCTACAGATGCAGCTTCAACTCCACTGCATACAGATAAATAGTTCATTAATAATCTCCTTTAAAATTAAAACCTAACCCTGATGCAAACCTTTCTACTTTAGATGAATACTCTACAAACTCTTTAATCGTTAGTTTAGATGTAGATGGAACTACTGTCATTTCATCACCTAACATTTCTTGTTTGTAAGATAGAAACTTATACTTCATAAGCTCGTGCATCTCTCCCTCATCATAACCAAGAAAACTTCCTAACTCCTTTATTATCTTCCAGTATCTTTTGTTTTGATCTGCACTTCTACTAAATGAAAAAGGCTTTATTTCTACTTCCCAAGCTTTACTAAAATCTAACTCACCACAAAGACTTTCTATTTGTTCCACGTCCTTTTTTGATCTCAGAATCAATTTTTTCATAGTGTTTACTCCTGTATGTTTGTCCATCATTAGATGTAGCTTTAAACTCTACATCATCCCCAAAAGTCTTCTTTACTTCTTTAATAAAGTCTTTAATCATCATTACCATGTCTCTGTATAAGAGAACGTCTCAGGCTTAAAACCAAATCCCCAACGAGTCTCTATACCTCTCCCATGTCTTTGTTTTAATAAGTACACACTACATGGTGGTTGATTCATTAACTCTGTATCTAAACTACCATTTAGCACCTCTTCTTCTCTTGCTTTATTACGATGAATAGAAAATACATTGTCAACTAGGTTAGTTAAATTTGCAGAACCTGCAACATCAAACTTATTTGCCCAGTCATTCTCGTTAGCGGTCTTTCTACTGTGTGCTACTAGAAATATATGTATGTCTAAGTCTCTAGCTGCAACTGATAGCTTATTAGCAAAAGACTTTTGTTTATTTAAATCATCTTCATTAATACCACACTTCATTAACGAGTCTATGACCATCAGTTTAACACCAAGCTTTTCAGCACAGTAATAAATTACTTCAAGGACTTTTTCAGCTGAAGTTTCTCCTTGTGGGTCATACAAGAATAAGTTATTATCTAACTTACCTAAAAAGTCTTTAATGTAATCACTGTTAGGTAAAGCCTCACCTGTTTGCTGACACATCCTACCTAGTGTGGCCTTAGGTAACATCTCAAAAGAAGCAATCATAGTCTTCTCTTGTTTCATTAGATGTAACATAACAAAGTTTAAAAATGCCGATTTGCCATGCCCGGAAAATCCAGTGTACAAAGAAATTTCCCCCATACGAACTTTATAGTCAGCAGCAGTTTTAGGAAATGGTAACTCTAATCCTCCTGTTAAGTCATCAGAAAAGTATTTCTCTACCTGATCTATATACTCGGTAGGTTTTTTAATTTTAAGATGCTCACCTGAATCTCTAGTCTCCATATAACCTGAAACTTCTCTATCAGTAATGAGAATGTCCTCTAATGTCTGTGCTGTCACCTAACACCTCTCTTTTTCCACTGACCATCTACTTGCACATACTTAGTTACTATTGCATCTATACTTCTTGCTTTCAAATAAGACCTAGCTTTAAACGCACCCATTGCCCAAGGCGTTACTAGATAGTCTTTAACTCCTCCTGATACTTTATATACTGTCATTTTATTCTCCTATAATGGTGGATAGTGTAGGAATCGAACCTACTCACCCAGAGGGAATGGATTTACAGTCCATCGCAACTCTCCTACTTTGCCGACTATCCTTTAATGGTGGAGTAGGTGAGAATCGAACTCACGTCCAGTATGCTAAATTAATTTTACACACTGTCGAAACCAAAGCTACCCCTATTTTGTTTTAGCATAAGCATCTCTTACATTACCTACTGCTTTTAATAATCTATCATGATCTTTATCGTTAAGTGGTTTATTATTTCTAATATCTGCACTTGCTAGACCAATAATTAATACTTCATCTCTAATCATCTTCAATACTGCAAAAGGATTAAAGCTATGTTTCTCTGCCTGATACAATTTATTATCAGGGAGTATGTCCTTCCATTCCAGTCCTGCACTCTCTAATATTGTTTTAACATCACAACCAGCAAAGCAGTTTAGAAGTATCCTGTCTCCATCTCCTTGCTTAATTCCTAGTGATGCACTCTTATCTTCATGAGCTGGGCAACGGCATGAATATTGGCCGTTACCTGTCTCACGAACTCCATCAAAGTGGTTCAAGACCTCTTGGATTAGAATGGTACGTCAGCTCCTTCTACTGATGCGTTATTAGTTCCAGAATTGTCTTGTGGTTCTGAGATTCTACCGCTTAGGAATTTTAATCCAGACTTAGATTCTCTTATCCAGCAAGCCATACGCATTTCTTTACCACCTTCTAGTGTAATGTTTCCTGTGTAATCAGGTCTTGCTTCATTATCACCCTTATCGTTTTTAAATAGTGC